GGATAAAGCAAAGTCATAGGCTGTTTTTAAGGTTTGGCAGCACCCTTCACCTTCCATCCAACGATGGGAAAGTATACGGATACTGTTACACAATATAATCCAGTCAATGGCTCTGGTCGGTATACCTTTAAGGTATATTGGTCTAGTGTTGTAGCCGAGGTAATAGTCTTTCCCGCAGGACTCCCTAAAGGGTCCCGACACGAAAGATTTATCTTTATTGACAATCATCCCCAAGGATTCTAGTGTCGCTATGACAGACTCTGCAGCGCCGGAAGGCACTACAATGTCGTCACCGAACACATTAACCCAAAAGGAGTTGTAACCTTCGTTTTCAACTACAGCCGAAGAGATGGCCCAGAATATCAGGCTCTCGAGGTCGAACGTGGAACCGTTTCCCATCGAGGAGAACTTTTCATAGCGAATAAATTCGCCATCAAGCTCTCCAAAATGAGAACGGGCCGCGTCCAGCCATTCGAACCAGCGTTCTGGCAAAAGATCTCGAACGAGCTCCCGACACAAAGTGTCGGAAGCTCCGCTGAGATCTAAAGTGCTTAGCGAATCGTCACGTGAACCTAGTTGAGCCAGTCTCTGATTAAGGGACTGATCTTCTAAGTCGATGCGTGCGTACCTTTTCATCCGTTTCCTGATGAGCTGACCAAGGCCAGCCTGAAAGAAAACATTGATGTGAGGTTCGACAGCGATTGTGCGATGCGTTTTGGCATCCTTCGGAACGAAAGTGACCTTGTTCCCCCTAACTAGGGGCATAATCGGGTTAGCGATCACGCCGTAATCAACATCACAAAGTAATGCTGACCATGAGGGCAGTAGAGGCACGAGCAATCGTGCATACGGCAAGAACTCTTTGGTAACATCGGGTCTCGACGAAAATTTCGTCGCCGATGCCGTCAAGGGACCTTTGCAACTTGATGTTGATCTGGGACCCCAGCGCGAAGCCACCAGCAGCTCGTCGAACGTAAACTCACCGAGAACCTTAGCAATTTTATGCTGTGCCATCAAAAGGATGGCTTGCAGATGGGGGTGTCCCCCTTGCCGAAGGTTTCTGATGAATTCGTTAGATGAGACGCAGTGAGCTTCGTACCTAAGAAAGTCCTTTTTGGCGTATTCCCTGGGATTTCCAAAGGTAAAACCTTTGAATTTCTTTAGGAACGCGTTTTTAAGGGACTTCCTTCGGAGGCTGTGATGATCGGTAGACTCTACGTCTACAACCGGAGGAGGTGCTGCAAAATTAACTGCAACACCTCTTCCCGGAAGAAGTGCGTAAAGTCTTGCCACATCTGCAAGAGCGTTGTCACGTGAGTAGATCCCCCTTAAGAGGTCCACTTCTCTGCGAAGCCGAGAGGCTTTCATTTGGAACTTTCTGCTGACTTCCGTCGAGCTGTTGAAAAACAAGGATGATAAGAAGGACGGCAATGGCGGCCAGCACCATGAACTTGATCGAATCCACGGTAATTACTTACCAGGGAGACTCAAGGTCATGGACTGCTGACGTAACCAAGCCGTTGGCCAGAAGGTTCTTGACATAGGCCAAAAGATCCTTGCGGGCAGCCAATGTTGCGCGTTCAGGCAGAATAAATTCTACCTTCGCCATAACATCGTATGCCACGCTAGGAGCAGGCAAAATGCCAGAAATAGTGGAGTTGGTGATATTGTCCAGCACGGGCACTTTGACAGTCAGAACCAGTTTATGGTTCTTCAGCTGTTTCGAGGGCTTGCGTGTTGCAACCATCACCAAGGGGAAACCCACAATGACACCACCCGAGCGGTCCTCATACGAGATCACCGAAACACCAGGAACGTTTCCGTCCCCAGAATTCGGATTGAAGGTAGGAGCTACAGGGGCTACCTGTCCGTCGTTGATAACCAGGTTAGCACGAGCTGCCATGGTATTACTTTCTGAAAAGTTGATTTAAAAGTGATAGCCCTGAGGCTATCTGTGAATTCGAAGTAGGTAAGCGCCAAGCAGGAAGGCTCGGAGAAGGAAAGGATGACAGCACAGTACGGGTCTTGCCTTGAGAGACAAGATCACGACTGCAGCCTGACACCCAATTATCTCGAACGTCCTTCTTATCGCACACCCACTTCGTTGTGTGGGAGTGATTCCACGTTTCTACGCGCACACCTCGTTGAAAAACGAGACCTCGCGTAGCCTCCAGGTTCTTAAGATACTGGCCCAAAGGATAAGCCCAATCTATCACAAAGGAGTAGGGAAGAAGTTCCCACGCCAAAAGTGCCGGATTGGTCATACCAGTCTGGGCTAGCAAGGTAAGAGCCTGGTTGTCCTCTAGATATTCGACAACATAACGGACCTTCCGCGTCGACGCCGAATAAGCCATCTCG